ATCTTGGAGCTATGCCAATGAACCCAAGTGAGCACGCGGTTGACTGGGTGTGGTGAGTAAATCGTTGAATGCCCAATCCCACATCGAAGCGATTAAAGACGAGAGACGCGAACAATATCGGTCTTCGTTGTATCAGACCGCGAAGCATCTCTTAGGATACAAGGATCTAACCTGGCATACTCATGGGAAGATGATCGAAGCGATCGAATCCAATACGGAACGAAAGCTGATCGTGATGCCGCGGGGAACATTTAAGAGCTCGGTTTGTTCTGTAGCCGCTCCGATTTGGTGGTTGATTCGGGATCCGAATGAACGAATTCTTATCGATAGCGAGGTTTATACTAACAGCAAGAACTTCCTTCGCGAGATCCGCGGGCACTTGACTTCGAAAGGGTTTCAAGATCTTTTTGGAGATTGGCGGGGAGAAAACTGGAATGAAAGCGAAATCACAGTCTCAAAAAGAACAAAAGTATTCAAAGAAGCCTCGATCACCGCTGGGGGCATTGGAACTGTCAAAGTTGGACAGCATTACTCTAGAATTATTGGTGACGACTATAATTCGGGAAATAATTCAGGGACTCCAGAAGCAAGAGCTAAGATTATTAATCACTACAAAATGAGCACCGCGATTCTAGATCCAGGAGGTGTTTACATAATTGTCGGGACACGTTATGCGGTTGACGATATTATCGGGTATGTAATCGAGAACGAAATGGGGGAAACAAATGCCACTTAAATCAGGGGCGAGCGGAAAGACGATTGGATCGAATATCAAGACTGAGATGGAGGCAGGAAAACCGAATAAACAAGCCATCGCGATCGCTCTGAACAACGCCCGCGAGACTGCGGAAAAAGGACAAAAGAAACCGCCAGAACCCAAAAAGAAATGAAGCAAATCTATCGCTGGGCCGATGATGCCTTTCAGAAGAGACAAAGCGCCGCCAGAGGTTCTCTCGATAAGGTTTATCAGATGGGGTATATGGACGGGTATTTAGAAGGGTTTCAAGAAGCTCGAGGACTATGCTCCAAGCTCTTAGATGAGCGCACCACAGAATGGGGCTTCAATTCGAAAGTATCGGAAATGATGGCCATAGGTGAATCCGAAGAGGAGAATCCCTGTGGCGCGGTCTAACCTGATTAGTCATAAAACTGTCGAGGAATTTTGGAAGCCATGGCCGATCGTATTGGAAAAGGGGTCTAGATTCAGGCTGAGATTCGTTCGATTGAGCCGGGCCAGGAAATACATGGCGTATTGGGGCGGCGGCATTTACACAATCGAAGATTGCTATTACAGGATTAAGGAAAGAGATTGGATGGGAAAGCGCCACCAGATTGAATCGGCCGCTAGGCATTACTCATTTGATCAGCCTACGGTCATTGTTAACAAATATGGTATTGTCATTGATGGAAACCATCGGCTCTTGGCACTCATTCAGAAAAAATACAAAGGATTGATCATGGTATTGGAGCAGACGTGAATTACCCCAAAGTCACCGTCCTCATTACCCACCATATCAACGAGAACGACATTTATCTCGAGCAGTGCTTACGGGCGCTCAAACAATCCATTGAGATCGAGATCGAAATCATTGCCGTCTCAGATGCGCCCGAGCGCCCGCAATTCCGATTATCATCGCATGATGTGGTTTGGGATCGAAGCTTGGTGAGCGTACCTGACAAATGGGCCTATGCGCTCAGTCATTCAGATCCGCAAGCCAAGTACTTTCTCATGGTCTCAGATGATGTCATGGTCTCAAAGACTTTGATTGCCCGCATGGTCCAGGCGATGGGAAAGCAAAAGGCGATCATGGGGCCATTGAGCAATTGCGATAATGGGTCGCGTTACTTTGCTGCGATGCCCTTTCCAAGAAAACAGACGCTTGAGGAACTCGGAGATGAACGCCAGGTCATCGATTATCCCGAAGGGCCTACAGTACTCCTACCGCAAGATTGGATTGGGTTCTATTGCGTCATGATGCCGAAGAGTGTTGCGGATCAAGTGGGGGATCTCGATAGAGACATGGAGGTGCGTCATAATGATGTCGATTACTGTTATCGAGCTCGTCGGCTGGGCATTCCTAGCCTTATCCATTTGGGGGTGTTTGCATGGCACGCGGGGGACCGAACGATTCCTAAGGTTACATCGGAAGAACAATATAAAGCGGCTGATCGAGCCATGGCCGAAAAGTATGCAGGACTTGCGAGATCTCTATAACCTGCTAGACTAGCTTCAAATCAAAGGCCGTCTCCAGCGGCGACTTATTCCCATTCTATGGGAGGGCTGGAGGATCATTGGCCTCATCTGCTGAAGACATTTACTCAGTATTCCCGGCCCGCGTAACGATCCCACCGGGATCGACGCAAGCCATCTTTGTTGATGTGCTCCCGGGTCAAAAAGCGATCACGATCAAGTATCTCTCTGGCGGGACGCTTGAGATCTTACCGGCCACACTAGGAGTAAGCTTTTCACCTGGTACAAGCACGATTAACGGGACATACTTTATTCACGGCTCGACTCAGACTGCTGCGATGCTCGGCGCACTTAATGGCACGGGTTATCTTATGGGCACGAATGAGATCCTTAATATCTCGGGCCCATGCCGGTTCTATCTCTCAGCCACGGGCGCCACAACGCTTGTTACGACCATTCGTGGTCTGAATGCGGGGAACTAATGGGAATCAATAACGGGTTGATGTTCAGTAATAACCCATCGAACTTCAATGGACCCGCAACGAATGGGGTTTCTGGGCAGATCCTTTTTGGACAAGGAACAACGGCCACTCCTATATGGGCCAATAGCGCGAGTCTTCCACCTGTTGCTGCGATCGGGAATAACTATTTTAACGGCTATATTGGAGCATCGGGTGCTTGGATTGCGATTGGTACTAGTTACCAAATTTTGACGCCGCTCAATGGTAATACGCTTGTGACAATATTCCAAAATGGTCTGACTTGCTCGACTGCGGGGAATAGTTTATGCGGTTTTGCTTTCTTGCCCGCATCAAGCTCATCGGTCTATCAGATCAGTATGACGACGACTGTTTATGAAAGCGCAGCAAATAATGGTGCTTTTTTGCAATTAACGGATGGCGCTACCCCATTCGCTTTTGGCGCATGCAATCAAGCGAGTGTGGCAGATTGTATTTTCCCAATGACGGTGTCAGGTGTTTATAAAGTAGCGAGTGGAAATACCATCACCATTTCCGTTCAAGGGGGATGTGTAGGAGCAAATACGATGACGATTGGATCCGGCGTGGCTGGAGTAGCAGCGGTTGCAAAGTATAACGTACAATTCAGTATATTTCAGATTGCATAAGGGGTATTAATTGAAATGGTCCCTAGTCTATGAAAAAGCCATTCGAACCGATGGAACGCTTCTTTTTCCACAGAGGCTTTCGAAGGAGTTCCTAGACTCAGCCCGTCGGACGATGGGGAGTTATCTTTTTTGCAATCAATATCAGAACGAATGTATTCCAGATGATGAAAAGACCTTCAAACCTCATTGGCTTAGATACTATAAAGAGATCCCAGCCAACACCTTTCGTTTTGGGTTTATTGACCCTGCCATTGGCCAGCTTAAGCACCATGATTATACTGGAATCTCTATCATTGACGTCGATTCAGAAGGGATTTGGTATCTGCGTCTTGCTTCTCGTGAGCGTCTTACCCCTACTGGAATCGTGGATAAAATGTTTTCACTCTGTCACGAGTTTCAGCTTAAAGCGCTTGGCGTTGAGGTTGTGGCGTACCAAGAAGCTTTATTGTACATCCTATCGGAAAAGATGAGACGCGATGGAAAGACGATCCCAGTCACAGGAATTAAAAGAGACAAAACCAGCAAACAAACACGCATTCTTGGATTGGTTCCCCGCTTTGAATGGGGAAGGCTTCTTTGTGCTCAGGGAATGGTGGATTTTGAAGACGAATTCAACTCATTCCCGCGGGGATCTCACGACGATATCCTTGACAGCTTAGCCTCATTGGAAGAGATTGTGTTCTATCCACAAAAGGACAAGGAGAGAAAAATTGACAAACCCCACAGCCCCCACCATCCCGATTACGAAAGATGGGTCATTCGCCAGCTCGCCGAGCAGCAACGCCAAAGCGAGTGATATTCAGATTATTTCGCCAGCACCCGTGAAACGAAAACCAGGTCGTCCGGACGCAGGCTCTTTTACTCCTGAAGAAGCCTTTCAAGGGCAAGACACGAGTGGGGCCAATGACGTGAAAGAGCGCATGAGCGATTTCATTGAGAAGCACGCGGCCGCGAAAGCCTTGGGCGAGATGTGGGTGGAAA